TAATAGTTTCAGTTCCTGTTGACGATCTAATAATTACTTTTAAATCTGTTTCCGCAAAAATCTTAAATGAATAAGTAAAATTTGTTGTACTACCATCACCTGATGCTGTGCTTTTTACTGTTGTGCTTGATACTGTCATATTATCTTACCTATATACTATTTTTTTTCTTTTTCAAAATCTTTAATAATTTTTAAAGCCTTTTGAGCTAAACCAATTCTTACCTTATAAAGATCATCTATTAAATCTCTTTTTTCTTCTGGAGTAAACAATGTACCATCATCTTTCATTTTAACATTATATATAGTTTTTATATCTTTTGATACACTTTTCATTTTATCTTCTATCTCTATAACTGCTTTTATGTCAAAATCAACTTCTGTTGCTAACTCTAAATATCTTTTTGTATCTCCAATTTTAAGTAAATAATCTACTGTATTCATTATAGTTTTATAATCTTTTGTTTTATTATAATATTCTTGTATTGATTTAGAATAACCATAAACATCTTTAGCTTGAAATACTCTAATACCGGGTATTTTTGTTAGTGGATCAGAAGGTCTAATAGGATCATCTATAATACCACCTTTAATTGCTATAGTATTAATGGCATCTTTAGCCATTCTACCCACCCCACCAGTATAAGAATCATATATATTTTCTAAATATATTGGATTTGCAAAATAGTTATCTGCTCCAACAATAATTGTTAAATTTTCTGCTAATGCTTTTATAGTTGGATTTGTATACTCTGTTGAGTATTCTGAATTAAGCATATCTTTTGGAGCTGATGGTGGTAATATTGGAGCTTCTCTGAACATACTATAGTCAAATAAATTTTCCATATGAGGTTTTAAAAAAGTTGGAATTGGAGAATATCCTTTTGCGTGTTCTTTAGCAAAATCTTTTACATAACTCATAAATTCTTGTTTTTCATTTGTTCTTAAATAATCTAAAACTTTTTCAGTAAGGTTAGAAAAAAAAGTACCTACTTCAAATCCTTTTGGAAAAAACCTTCCTTTACCATTTACTTTAAAATAATATTTATTGTTCTTAATATAGTCTGGAAGTTCTTGATAGTCTTTATCAAGTTTTCCATTTTCATCTAAATTAGAAATATAATTACCTACAGTTGGTAAAACTACAGCAAGTCCAATCATAGCAAAAAATTTTTTAGGTCTATCTCTACCTGCTTCATAAGCCTTTACCGCACCATTTATTCTTGCTGTAAAAAATGGAACTCCTTTATTAATTCTTCCAGCTACTGTTCCTTGTCTTGTATAGTCAAGTAAATCTTTACTTTCAAAACCTGCTCTTTGTAAAGCATCTCTTTCTGATAAACCTTGTTTTTTTGCTTTCTGATAAACTTTTTCATTCATCATAACTCTAGTTGATAATTCTGAAACATCTGTAAGATATTTAAAAGGTCCTAATGGATTTTTAAATCCAATTTCATATTCATTTCTCATAACACCTTTATTTAATAAAGTATGAGCATCTTTATCAAACACAGTTCTATCTACCGATCTTAATGTAGAAAATGCTCCACCACCTTTTACATATCTTTTGTATGCTTCTGTTGCTTTTAAAGGATCTTTGTAGACAACATGAAATATTCCTTTAATTGAATCTACTATAGGAATCCATCCTACTTTAGATAAAAAAGTTGCGTTCATTGTGTCTTTAAAAAAGTTTGGCAAAGCAAAATCTGGAGTTATAATTGCACCTGTTCTTAAAAGTCTAGTAGGTGCTGTTAGCCATTTTGCTACAAAATCCATACTAGGATTATCCATAACTCTAAAAGCTGTAACTAAATCTTCACCAACTTCATACACTTCATATTTACCATTTTTTATATTTCTAAAAGAAATAGAATTAGCATCTGGATAAACAGCTTCTTGTCTAAATATGGCAAGTTCTTGCACTCCTTTATCTGAAAGTCTATCAAGAGTTTCTTTATCAAAAAATTTTTCTAATTCTTTTCTTTGAATTGTAATTGGTTTTAATTCTCCTTTTTTCTTTTTAATCCAATCAAAAGCTAATGGGTCTTTTTTTTGAGCTTCTAAAATTATATTCATAAAATCATTTTTAGTTTTATTAAGCTCTGTCATTCTAACAATGTAATCTGTATTTTTAAGAATACTTTCTAATGGATCTATAATTTTATATTTTTTTTGACCTTTTAATCTTTTAAATGGATTACTTGCTCCTTTAATAAACCCAGATTCTCCGGGTCTAGGTAGTTCTACAGCCATTGGCATATAGTTTTTATTAATTTCTTTAAATGCGTTAAAAGATTCTTTTGTTATAAGTCCACCATCATAAGCATATTTTAAAACAGCTTCTTGATATACATCTACTTTTTTAGCAGCTTGTTCATAGCTAATCATTTTTCCTGTGTCTGGGTCTTTAACTTTTCTATTTGTATATTTTTTTAAAAGTATTTCTGCATTAGAAATATCAACAGGTGTATCTTTACCTCTTTTAGCAAGAGTTACTGCGTGTCTGTTTATTAGGTATGTACTAAATAAAGTTGTTTCAGTTTTACTGTCTTTTACAAATGGCTTAGCAATAGATATAAGAGATGGTCCATTTTCAGCAAGAGTATTAAAATCAAGAGTTCCAAATTCAATAAAGTGTGCTGATCTTCCTTGCATACCTTCTTGTAATCTTAATAGTTCGTAGTTATTTAACTTTTCAATTCCTGTTTTAGTTTTAACATTGGCTTCTTTAAGAGCTTCTAATACAGGATATTTTTTATCTATAGCTTTAATAATAAATTTTCTTTTTGTAGTTTTGGCTGCTTCTTTTACAGATTGTACAATTTGTTCTTTTGTAATTGGTATTTGTTTTCCTTCAAAAGAAATATTTTCTGCTGCTTTATTTGCAATAGGATCATCAAATCTTGGTTTTGTTGTAACTTCTATTTCTTCTTTTGGTATTTCTATTTTTTTAGAATCTTTTATTTCATAAGCTCTAACTGTTACATTATCTGATAATATATCTTCTCTTACTGTTCTATTTTTTGCTAAATCTAAAGCTACATCTGTAGGTTTTTTTCCATAATCAACAAAAATTTGTTTTGATTTTTTTTGTGCTTTTCCTTTTGGCAATCTAATATTAAATATAGAAAATAACAGGGAAGTAGAAGCAAACTCTCCCTTGTCTGGTATCTCTTCACCTAATATTAAACCTGTTCCTTGATAACCAAATATTTGAGCTGCAGTTCTTGATATATAATTAGCTGCTAAAGTTTTACCACCGGGTATTTTTAACATTGGTAAGGCAAGAGATGCAGAAAATTTTGCACCTTCTTTTACTCCTTCTAATAAAGTTTCTTCTAATAATATTTTCATAACATCAGATGGTTTTCCCTCATCTTGATTTTCAAGAACTTTTAATAAAGTTGCTCTAGTTGTAGTAGGTATCATTGCTCCTGTAAAACCAGCACCCAGTGTTCCTGCTGGAGAACCAGCAATAGCACTTAGACCATAAATAGGAGAATCAACAGCTAGTGTACCTAGTGTTGTAAGAAACTCCTCTGTCCAAGTATAATCTTCAGGTCTTGGCATTTTTAATGCTTCTGGAGTACCTTGATTTTTTGCTACTCTTTTACTTAAATTCCAAAAATTATTTCCTAATATTTGTTCAGCTACATAATCTCCATCAAATTCTTTTCCTACTACAGCTTCTTTAATATCTTTTACAGCTTGTTTAACTGGCTTACCTCTATTTAAATTTGATTGGTATAGCATTTCATCTTCTGGAATAACTATGTCTTGTGCTAAATAATCTTTAGTTATTTTATTAACATAATCTTTAATAACTTTAGTGTCTGGTTCAAATTTAAACTCATCAGAAATTTCTTGAGTAGTAAAACCACCTTGCTGAAGTAGTTTAATTTTATCTTGTTTCCATCCTGTTATTTCTTTTTGGCTAAATCCACCCTCTTGTAATAATGTTGATTGTTCATTTAGGTTCATGCTATTTCTGTGTCAAATCTAGTTACTATTAATGATGCTGCAATGTTTGCTGCTAATGTGTCATCTTTTTCTAATAAATTAACTAAATCTTTATCACTTAAATTCAATAAACTTTCTCTTGCTGTTTTACCATCTTTTGCATATTTAGAAAAAGTAGATTCAAAATTTTTTCCAAATATAGGAGCAGAATTTTCTAATAAATCTTTTGCAGTATCTACTTCTATTTGCCAATAAGATCTTGCATAAAAGTTTTCTATTTCTGGATTATTTCCTCTTTGTATTTTTGTTTCATACTGTGTTTCTATTTGACCAATTTTAGTTAAAGCATCTATTAAATATTCTTTTGAAAAACCACCATCATCTTCAAAATTTGTTGCAGCATTTTCTATTGCAGATACTGCATCATTTGGAACTTTATAATCTGGTTCATTCATACGATTTAATCTTTCTCTTGCTTTTAAAGAATTTTTTGTAGTATTATCAGTTTGATAATTTTTATTCCAATTACCAATTAAAAATCTATCTTTACCTAAAAACAAATCTCCTACAAATCCTACTTGTTGTACATTTTTATCTACATCTAAACTAGAACTAGAATCATCTATATTAATTGTTTCTATTCTTTTTAAATATTCGCTTGGTGTTTCTCCATCAATTCTTTTAGTTTTACCTTCAGTTAATACTGGTTCTTGTTCTTGAGCAAAAATTGAAAGAGCATCTCTTACATTTGATTTAGTTGGAGCATAATCTAATATATCTTTAGCAATATAATTATCAGATAATGAATCTAATAATTTTGCTACTGGTATATTTTGTTTTAATCCTTCAACAAATCTACCATACATATCTTGTCTAAAAGAACTTAATCTATTGTTATAATTATTATCAAAATATTTAGAGCTTGTTGATCCTTCTATTAAAGGTACTACTTTATCTATAAAACCAAAAAATTCTTTATTAGTTTTATTTAGTTCTGGGTTTTGTTGTGATTCAAAAATATTATTAAAAAAATTATCATCATCTAAATTAACAGAACCATCACCTATTCTTTCTGTAATACTTTTAGCTTCTGTTTCTCCTGTTAATTTAAATTTTTCATATGAATTTTTTATTTCATTATTTAAAATTTTATTAATAATTTTATCATTTGTTAAATAATTGTTATCTAAACTTATTTCGTTATTAATAATTTTATTGTTTAAATTATTAATTTGATTGTCATATTCTTCATTTCCTGTGTAATATTGATCAATTTCATCTGGATTTATTCCAAAAAATTTATCAGCTTCATCACCAGCTAACGCAGCCGCAACTTTCTTTTTAGATTCTAATAATCTTTTATTAGTTGCAAAATCTACAACTTTACCTTGAAAAGTTGCTATTTGTCTTAACTCTGTTCTTAATTTTTCTCTTTCATCTCCTTTAATATTTGGATAATTTTTATTGTCATCTAATAAAACTAATGCTCCAAAAGCATTATTAATAGCTTTATGCTTAACCATTTGTGTTTCAATAAGAGCTGGTAATTTTTGTCTGTAAATTTCAAGATCCTTTTTACCAATAATTCCATCATTAACTAAACCTTGATAATCTTCTTCTACAGATTTAGCTAAAATATCAAATTCAAATTGACTTTCAGAAGCAATAGCAGCTGCTATTCTTGATTTAACTCTTTGATCTACTTGATTAACTCTAGTAGTAACTAAATTAGTTCTTGTTTTTTTTAAAATATTATTAACATAGACACTTTTGTTTTGAGAAAAATTAATATTAAAAAGATCACCTGCATTTCTATTAGGTGCTTTTGATTTGTATTTATTTTGTATAGATTCAAATTTTTGATTAAAATAATCTATACCTTCTTGTGGTGTATTTTTTAATTCTGCTTCTGAAGCTGCATTAAAAACTTCAACAGTTGCATTTGCAGTTAATTCACCAGCTTGTACTTTAGCTTCAATTTGTTTTTCTTTTACATAATAATCTTCAGCAGCTTTACCTAATGGTCTTAATGCTCCTGCTACAGTTTCATTTACATTTACTTTTATATTAGAAACAACACTAGCAGCTTGTGCTGTAGGTCTAGCTTCGGATGTAAATGTAGGTATTTTAGGCATTACTGAAAAACTCCAAAAAAAAAAATTATTATAAATTTATGTATCATTATTTATTCCTTGATCTGTTAGAGGATTTAGATTGTAGTCTTAAATTACTTTTACTATTATTTGTTGGATTTCTATCTTTATGATCTACATCTCTACCTAATATACTATTACCATATTTTTTTTTCATAATTCTTCTTGCACCATTTCTTCCAGCTCTATTTTTTTTTTGCTTTGTTGTAGAGTGATAATTAGCATATTCTGATTTATAATCTCTCATTAAATTATTCCTGTAACATCACCTATTCTTAATAAACTTTGTCCAGCTCTAGCATAAGAACCAAGTGCAGCAATTTGACCAGATCGTTTTGCAATAGATCCTTGTATTCTTGCAAAGTTTGCTTCTTCCATTTTATTACTTGCAGCAACTTTAGAATTATATTCAATTAAATTTTCTTGTAATCTTGCTTCATAGGCATTGGATAATTCAATATTATAAGCTGTGCCACTTCCAAGTTCTACAC